GAAGCTAATCAAATTATGATAGAAAAACGGCACAAAGCAAGTTATCGGGACGGCTTAGAAGCAGTAGATAAACTAAAAAGACTGGAAACATTTTTATCCGGAGATAAACCACAAGTAAGTATATCAGTTAACTGGGAATAAAGGCTCATCTAAGCCTTTTTATTGTGTTTATATGTCGCAAAAGATACCCTTATTATGGCTTAACAGAGCCAAAACCCCCCCGGGGGGGAAGCAACTTGAAAAAAAAATATATACATCATATTAAATACAAAAATTTTTACAAAAAGTTAAAGTTTATGCAGTGTTTATCGTGTAAAAATGAATTTGAACCTAAAAGAATAGATGCTAAATTCTGTTCCTCTACATGCAGGTCTAGGTTTAAACGTGGCAATTTATCCGTTGCATCTGAAGATTTATCCGTTGCATCCAAACAAAATGCAACAGATAATTTAAGTGTTGCAACAGATAATTCCCCTAACGGGATTGAGTCCAATCCGAACATTCAATCCGAACAAGTTGATAATTTTCCTGAAACAACAAAGTTCATCCAGGGTAGTTCCCAGTATGTTATGGAGGGTGATTCAGTTAAGAGTATTTTTAAAAAGGATGACACTCCCACCAGCGTAATTTGCGAGTGTACCTGGTGCGGTGAAAGGTTTGGGTCAAATGGTGGAAAGTGTGCCCTCTATTGCAAGTCCTGCAAGACGGTTGAGCAAAGGAGGAAGGTTAGGGAAGAGAACGAACAAATTAGGAAAGAGTATGGCCGTAAATAAATTGGATGTTAAAATTAAATATAAACCCAGACCGTGGGCGGTTGGGTTCCATGAGACTGACAAGAAGTTAATCGTGCTGGTTCTTCACCGGAGAGCCGGCAAGACGACTGCTTGTATTAACCACCTTATCAGGGAATGCTTTAGATGCTCCGACCGAGACCAGCGGTATGCTTACGTGGCTCCGACCTACAAGATGGCGAAGAACGTGGCCTGGGATATTTTAAAATTTTATGGCAAGCAAATCCCCTATACTAAGTTCAATGAAGCCGAACTCAAATGCGACTTTGCGAATGGAAGCCGAATTACCCTATATGGAGCTGATAATCCAGATGCCCTTCGAGGCATGGGACTCTGGGGTGTTATCTTTGATGAATACTCTCAGCAGCCCTCAAATATCTACTCTGAAATCATTCTGCCTACATTGGCGGAGCATGACGGGTTCTCAATATGGATTGGAACTCCGAAAGGGAAAAATGATTTTTACAAGTTGTACTCGCAGTGCGGGGTGGAAGACGAAAAGTGGCAATCGCTCAGCGAGGAAGAAAAGAAAAGCATCGAAGAGCACTGGTTCCGGTTAAAGTTGGGTGTCAGTGAAACTGGACTGGTTGGCAACTCTTATCTGGAACGAGCCAAACTAAAGATGACCCCAGACGAATACAACCAGGAGTTCGAGTGTTCTTTTGAAGGGTCTCTAAAGGGAGCCTATTATGCCGAAGAGTTAAGCAGGGCTCGTTTAGAGGGCAGAATTACCAGAGTACCCCATGAACCCTTAAAGGAAGTCATAACCGCCTGGGATTTGGGGATGAGTGATGACACGGCGATAGGATTTTTTCAGGTTATCGGAAAAGAAATCAGGCTCATTGATTATTACGAGGACAGGGGCAAGGGATTAGACCACTATATAAGGGTGGTCAGGGAAAAACCCTATGCCTATAGGAGGCATATCGCACCCCATGACATAGAAGTCAGGGAAATCGGCTCAGGGAAGAGCCGTCTGGAAATGGCCGAAGAGCTGGGAATAGATTTTGATGTCGCTCCCAAACTCGGAATCCAGGAAGGCATCAATGCGGTCAGGATGATATTTCCCAAACTTTATATAGACAAAGATAAATGTGAAGATTTTTTAAACAAGCTGGGGATGTATAGCAGGGAGTGGGACGACAAGAATGGAATGTTCAAAGACAAACCGCTCCACAACTTTACTTCGCACAGCGCCGATATGCTCAGATATTTTGCGACATCGGCAGACGACCAGATTGAAGACGATTTATTATACGAACAAATAACAACATATTAATATGAACTACCAACCCTCCGACTCAGAAAAAGAGGCTATTGCGTTGGTTAAAAACGAAACCTCTAACTGGGAACAAGGAGAAGTAAACATAACCGACAGAGTGCTCTTCATTATGAAGAACATTGTCAAGAACGCCCGCAAGAATTACTTCGGGGTTTTTGACGAGGAAAACGACCCTACCACAGGGAGAAGAAAGATTTTTATTCCCATTACCGAATGGATTGTGGAATCGATTGTTAAAAATATTGACATCGATACTGCCGACATTCGGGTCAAAGCCAAGAACCCGTCTTATTATGGGATAGCCAATGTTTTTAGATATGTCCTCCGCCATTACATGGACAAGATTAGGTTCGGCAAGATTATCAATTCCATCATCCGGATGACAGCCATTGATGGGACTTGTTTCGTAAAAACCTGGCGTGACGGCAAAGATTTAAAAGTAAGAATCATTGACCGGCTTAACATCATCGCCGACCCGTCTGCCAATGATTTAAAAGATACTCCAGTCATTGAGAGACACATTATGACGCTTCCAGAGTTTCAGGAACACACCGAATGGGACAACCTGGATATTGACGGCACCAAAGATATTTCCCGTGCCGGAGGAGGAGTTGATAACTGGGGAAACATTCCCAGTGAGATTCCGATGGTTTCTGTTTATGAGCGTTATGGATATTTTTCCAAATATATATTAACTGGAAACGAAGATGACCGAGAAAAATATGTTTATGGTGTCATCGTTATTTCGGGACTTGATTACGGAGCCGGAGTGTTCCACTTCGCCAAAGAAGTCAAACGCTGTCCTTATACGGTCTTTAAATTCAAAGAAATCTGGAACCGACTGGACGGAAGAGGCGTGGGAGAAATGCTCATTCCTTTACAAGCCTATATCAATGAAATTGTGAACGCCCGAGTGAACCGCCACCGGGTAACCCAGTTGGGACTTTGGAAACTTAGAGGCGGAATCACCCCCCAGATGTTTTCCAAGATGTTCACCACCTACGGGATAAAACTGAAATCAGTGAGGGATGACATTGAACCGCTCCCGATGCCAGCCGTAGATTCCACCACCTATACCGATGAACAAGTGGGTCGTAAGTGGGCGATGGATGTTTCCGGAGTCATGGATGATAAAGAGGTTACCGCTTCCACTCCGGCAACCAACGCTCTAATCCAGGAACGCCAATCAACTTCCCGAAGCAACCTTATTAAAGAGAACTTGGGATTTGCCTTAGAAGAACTGATTGAAGACCACTTCCTGCCAATTATTCAGGAAATTTTAAAACCAGGAGATATTGTGCGGATTACAGGCAACCCAACTGATTTGCAAAAGATTCAAGCCAAATTGGTGGAGAACGAAGTCTTCTCCAAGGCTAAGGATTATATGTCCCAAGGATTCGTAATGCTGCCCGAGATGATTGAAAAAGAAATTGAGAGACTCAATGAACAATTAAATGAGCAAGGTGAAGACCGCTTTATCAGGATTGACCAAGGCGGATTCGCTGGTGAATACGGAATTGATGTCCAGATAGGCGATGAGAAAATCAACCCAGCTTTATTGGCTCAATCAATTACCCAGGCCCTGGGAATCGCCGCTCAGTTCCCTAATTCACGCATTAAGGCTGACGAAGCCCTTAAGGAAATCTTTGATGCTTTGGGACTGGATGGAGAACGCATTATCGGCAACGAAGAGGAAATGGGTCAGGCTAATGCCCGAGAAGCCGCTATGACAAATCAAGTTGAACAAGAACAACTCGGCGGAGTAGGAGTTGGCAGGAACGAAGCCACTATGAATCCAACGCCCATGAGCCGGCCAATGATATGATTGAAAAATGCCAAGAATGCGGAAAAGAAATAGACCCCGAATATCTGCCTTCCAATTTCTGTGAAGACTGTGTTGATTCTTATATGAAAAAAATTAAAAAGGTAGATGAACGCTCCCGTTATTGTGAAGATGCAATATGAAAAATGATTTTTTAATAGAAAACAAAGAAAGTTTTGAAAAGCTCGCCAAGAAAATCAGGGAGCTTGATACCGTCTTCGTAAATGACATTGAGGAGGTTAAAGCCCGCCAGCGAGCCATAGAAATGGTTCTTAGCTGGGTGGAAGAACTCTGGGGAATCAAAAAGAACGATTTTAACGAATTTTACGAAGAACAAACTAAAGAAGACGATATATTTAAATATCGTGACACTGACTAAGGTCGAAGTCAGGTTGCAAATTAAAATTCAAACTTATGGAAGAGAACAAACCTTTAGAAACCGACCCCTCCGAGGAGGATGCTACCATTGATGAAATACTCAATGATGAATCCGACCCAAGCGAAGAAGGTGGAGAAGATGTTCAGGAAGCATCATTTTTCACCAAAGCGGAACTAGAAGCCATGGTAGGCCATACCTTAAAGGACAAAGAGGACTTTAAGAAGGCATACCAAAACTTGCGTTCCAAGGTTGGTCAACTGCCACCCAAGGTGGAAAAGCGAATTGAGCCCGCAATTGAGGCTCAAATTCCTACAGACCCAGAGATTTCAACTATCAAGGAAGAGTGGAACGAGTTTAAATTCGTCCGCAAAAATCCTTCCGCTGAAAAGCACATTGACCTTATCAGGTCGATTGCCAGGGGCGATAAGATAACTCTGGATAAGGCTTTTGAAAAAGCCAAGTCATACCTGGATGCCTCCGAAACCCAAGATAAGGAGAAGGAGATTGCAATTGAAAGTAAGAATAGAATTGCACCCAAGGAAGCTCAGAAATTAAACACAGCCATTAAGCGGTTTAAGGATAATCCCGTGGCCGCTACTGAGCAAGAATTAATTACTGAATACCTGGGTTTAAAGTAATATGGCAGCACCTATAAATATAGTGCGAGGCTATGGCGTAGCAGCTGATGCGGCTCGTAAGGAAGATATATTGGGTTTAATTGAAATACTCACCGCTACTGAAAATTCAATTTTCAACAAATTGGGAAAAACTTCAGCAAGTGATGTTTTACATACAACCCTGACTGATACCTTAAGAAGCCAAACCATCAATGCTTTCGCCGTTGGTGAAGCAGAAGATTATTCAGTTTCAGCCTCTACCACTCCTACCAGGATGAGCAACTATGTCGAAATCATCTCTGTACCATTTGGTGTTTCAAGAACGCAACAGCAAATTGAACACTACCATGGTGAAAATGAGTTGGCTCGGCAGACTGCAAAGGCCCTTAAGGATTGGCACAATGCGGCTGAATTTGATTTAATCCGTTCAGCATTGGTTACCGGCACCTCTGGTGTCGTTCCCAAGATGAATGGAATTATCACTGCTATCAGCAAGAGCACTAACACCACAGCCCATAACTCTGGAACAGTTTGGTCGGCAACAGTCTTAAAAGGACTCATGAAGACTAACTGGGACAACAATAATGGCGATGTGGCTACTGACATTTACATGAGTTCATATTTGAAAAGTGAAACTGATGGTTTCACCAATAAGACCAATACGTCTTATACTGGTACTAACCAGAAAGAAATCATCAATGTAGTTGACATTTATGAAACTGGATTCGGCAGAGTTAGTATTATGGCTCACCGATATGTATTTGTTTCCGGTACTGACTCAACAGCCAGAGTTTTGGCTATCAACCCCGATAAGTTAAAAGTCGCCTTTTTAGAAAGACCGTTCATTGATACGGGCTTGGCCAGAAGTGGAGATTATGACTTGCGGGCGGTAGTTGGAAAGATGACGCTGGAAGTCAAAAATCAAGATTCTAACTGGTTCGCCAGTGGATTCATAACTGGAGCTTAAACAGCTTGTTTTGGAGAGAGTAGTCATTAATCTCTCTCCAAATTAATGACAGCAATATGAAGAAGTTCACCAAAAGAGATTTAATCATTGAGTGTGTTAAGGCATACATTCGGAACAACCCCAAAGAATACCAGCTGATTAAAGAAGAAATAGCCAAGAAGCGGGCTTCTATGCCCTGGAATAGTTGGGGAGAGTTCCTTAAAAATGGAAAAGTAGATGAAGATATGGATTACCGATTATCCCTTAGGCTTCCCAAGAGCCTGTATGAAACCATCAACACTGTTTTAAAAGCCGAAAAACATCACGTCTTATTCAAAGCCGATGAACCCAGGGATGCTGACAAGGAATTTAAATGGTTCATGGAAACCTTTAAGGTTTTTGTAGTGCCGGATTTAACCCATAAAAGAGTATTCTAATGTTAAGCCTAACCATGATAGTCAAGCCCACCAAGGAAGAAGCCAAACTTCTGGACAGGGCTTTAAGTTATGTGGCTAAGTATGCGGATGAAATATGCATTACCCAGGCCGGATTACATCCCAGCAAGGATGTTTCCAAGATAATCAAGAAATATAAGGGTAAGGACAGTTTCTTTAAGTGGAATGATAATTTTTCCGATGCTAGAAACTTCAACCTGAAACAAGCCACCCAAAAATACTTCTTTTGGATAGACACTGATGACGTGGTGAGGGGTGCTGAAAAAATACCAGCGCTACTAGAAAGAATGGAAGAGGAAAAGATAGATGTTATTATTATGCACTATCTGTATGATTTTGATATTTATGGTAATGTTTTAGTCCAACACCTAAAGGGTAGGATTGTCAGGCGGGATGCGGTTGAATGGGAGGGAGAAATCCATGAGGACTTCCATGAGCTTAGGCAGCTTAATGCTTTCCTAAATGAGGATGTCCAGGTGTTACACATTACCAATGATGAAAGGATTAAAGAGTCTGGAGAACGAAACCTAAGAATCGCCAACAAGTTTGCCAAGAATCATCCCGGTGATGCCAGGCGCTACTGGCTGATGGGCAATGCTTATCGCTCACTGGATAAAAAAGAAGAGTCGATAATTGAATACCGTAAGTTTATCAAAGAGAGTGGTTCGGATGAGGAGAAGTATCTGGTGCTAATTAATGTTTCAGACATAGAAAGCGGACTATCACTTAAGCAAGCCATTCAAACAGCCAATGAAGCATTAAATCTGAGACCACGTTATCCCAATGCCTATTTCCAACTTGGAAAGTATTTCCACAAACTTAAAAAGAATGAACAAGCCAAAGATTTTATCCTAATCGGATTGACACTGCCCATACCCAAGACCACCATGATTGTCTGGAATCCCAGGGACTTCGATGCCGCACCACTTATGGAGCTGACTGATATTTACTTTGATATGGGAAAGATTAAGGAGGCGGTGGAAACTATTCGGCTGATTGTGAAGATGTATCCCAAAGATAAAGACATTAAGGGCAAATACGAAATACTCCTGGCTGAACTTAAGGAGATGGACTTGGTGGATGACTATGTTAAACAGGCGGAAAAGATAAATGATAAGACCGAGCTCAGGATATTTTTGGAAACTCTGCCGGAAAAGGTCAGAATCCATCCCAAGATGTGTTATCTCAGGAACAAGATGTTTGTTAAGGAGGAATCATCTGGTAAAGATTTGGTTATCTATTGTTCTTATGCTTATCGTGACTGGAATCCAGTAGTGGCTGAAACCAAAGGAGTGGGTGGCAGTGAGGAAGCAGTTATCCAACTGGCAAAGCGTTGGGCATCTGCCGGCTGGAATGTGACAGTTTACAATAATTGTGGGATTCCCAAGGTTTATGACGGAGTTAATTACCGTCCATTTTGGGAGTATAACCACAGGGACAAACAGGACATTACTATTCTCTGGAGACATCCGATGCCGGCTGACTATAAACTAAACTCCAAGAAAGTTTTTGTGGATATGCATGATGTTTTACCCAAAGAAGAATTTACCCAGGAACGGATAGAAAATATAGACATGATATTTTTTAAGTCTCAGTCCCACCGGAAACTCTATCCCAATGTTCCAGATGAAAAGTGCACCATTATTCCCAATGGCATAGACCCAGATGATTTCAAAATTAAGCACATTAAAAATCCATACGCCATTATCAACACATCAAGTCCCGACAGAAGCCTGGAGGGTTGTCTGGATGTTATGGATAAGTTAATCAAATTAAGACCCGATATACACTGGAAATTTATCTGGTATTACGGCTGGGGAGTTTATGAAGAAGTCCATAAAGATAATCCCAAAATGATGCAGTGGAAAAACTCCATAATGGAAAGATTCGATAGGTTAAAGGCTAATGGTTATGCCGAAGGCGGACACATGATTAACCATAAGGAAGTGGCTAAAAAATATCTAGAATCATCATTTTTCCTTTATCCAACCCAGTTTTATGAGATTAGCTGTATCTCAGCCATGAAAGCTCAACTGGCCGGTTGCATACCGGTTACATCTGATTTTGCGGCGCTGGATGAAACTGTTCAATTTGGACACAAGATACACACTGAAGGCAAGAAGTGGTTGACTGAATCAACTTTCGCTGTCGATAATCTAGATAAATACGTGGAATGTATCCTGTTTTACATGGATAACGATATCGACTACCAGGATGAGATGAAACAATGGGTAATTGATAATTATAACTGGGATTTAATCGCAAACCAATGGCAAAAGTATTTGGCAATGTAATCTGTAAAAATGGAATCAGTGAGATACTTAGATGTATGGATTCTATTTATCCAATTTGCGATGAGATTTATGTCTGTGACGACTTTTCTACTGATGGAACCTGGGAACTTTTAAAAAAGTATAAGAGAGTTTATAAGTTAAAACTGTTCCAGCACAAATACGAAGACATGGACAAACAAAGGAATTGGCTCCTTAAGAAGACGCCCATTAATTCATGGATAATAGAAGTTGACCAGGATGAAAAATTAAGTTCACTGGTAACGATTAGGTTAAGGAAATTCCTGGATGAAACTGAAATTGAAAAGCATAATTATCCAATAGTTTTTCCCATACCGTTTTATAACCTGATAGATGATGTTTGCCACCATAGCGAGAAACCAATTTACTATAATACCAATAAGATTTTTTATTACGATGCCGGACTGAGATTCCATGGTGGTTATCACGCTAACCTGTCTTATGACGGCAGTAGCGAGGTTTACCATCAAATCAAACAACCAGAGGTTAGCCAAATGGAAGATGCTGGTGCTTGGGGACTACTCCACTATGCCTGGCTTAATCCCGACCGGATTAAAAATATCAAAGAGGAAGTTAAAAGTGGCAAGCGTGATTATAAGGAATATAAAGACGGATTTAACGATAAACCAAGGATAAAATTTAATTTAACATAATGAAGTATAAAATTTTAACTAACCGTTTTGCCGAATGGAAATATGGAGACATAGCCGACATGGATGATGAGGCTGCCAGGGTTCCCTTAGAAATCGGAGAAATCATCCCTTATATTGAGGGTCAAGAAGAGGAAAAAAAAGAAATAGAAACATTTGTTTGCGATGTATGCGGGAAGGTATGCAAAAACAAGTTGGGGTTAAATTCTCACCGAAGGCAACATGTTAAAAAAGTGTAAAGACTGTGCTCGGTTAAAAATCTCCTGAAAATTTATGAAAACCTATGTAGTCATGCCCCACTATCTGGTTACCGATGAACTGGTTAAGCTGGCTGAAAATGCCCTTAAATCATTCAGGTGTTCAGATGCTATACTGATTTCAGTAGATGATGGCAGTCCCATAGGCAAGGAAGTTTTAATAAACAACTCGGACTATTATTTAAGAAATGAAAAGAACTCTGGATTTGCTCCAACCTGCAATAAGGGATTCAGGTGGATAATGGAACACGAAAAAGATGACTGCTACATTGTCTGTGCTAATAACGACATTGAGGTAAATAAGCGGGTAATACCAGCGCTGATAGAACCGTTTGAAAAATATCCAGACGTGGCTATTACCGGAATAATCTCTACCCGTGAAAAGCAGTGGGAATACAAACCATTAGAAGATGCTTCGTGGGACATGATAGCCTCTGGCGGGTTACTCTACGACCGGATGCAGGATGGCGGACTCTGGATGAGTAAAAAGAGTGTTTTGGAAAAGATAGGAATATTTGATGAACAGTTTATACGGGGAGGTTATGAAGATGTAGATTTATTCCTTAGAGCCAGAGATACCTATGGGATGCAGATAATTATGAGTGGACACGCCATTTATTGGCACAAGCAGGGAGCAACCAGGTGGAACTGTGAAAACAACGGATTTATAAATAATTTCGGATTCGAGTCAAAATCCATAGAAAATGAAAACCTGAAGAGATTTATTAATAAATGGAAGTTTAATCCACATTCAAGACAAATATGGAAAAGTCTGCCTATAAGGACATAAAACTAGATATTGGCTGTGGGGATAATAAAAAAGATGACACTTGGGCATATTTTACCCCAAGCCATCCGCTGTATAAGATTTATAAGCCAAAACCCTGGGTCGTAAAATATATTAATTGGACACCAGATAATATGGAATTAATTTTAACTAAAACAAAATGATACTTTATAACGCTAGTACATCGTCTGGACTGGCCAATTATACCAGATTCCTAACCAACACCAATACCACTACTTATGCAGCGGCTGATTTATACGCCTCCATAAATATGTGGTACCACACCGCAGTTAATGAGGTGCTCCAATCTATGGATGATTGGGATTTTCAGGGTGAATACGCAACGGCCTCATTAGTCGCTAGTCAGCAGGAATATACCCTCCCCACCGACCTGATTAAAATTAAACGGGTAGAGATAACTTATGATGGAACTAACTGGTATCCAGTTTCTCCGATTGACATAAACCAAATCAGTGACCCAACTGATAGCACATCAGTTACTAATGATTTTGCAACATCGAGTCCCTATTATGATTTGATGGATGGTTCACTTTTCCTTTATCCAGTTCCAACCTCTAATGTAACTGATGGACTTAAAATTTGGTATGAAAAAGAAGCTACTGAACTTTCAGGAGCCACAGATGAACCAAATATTCCAGAAGCCTATCAAAAGATTCTCTGTTATGGAGCCGCTAAGGATTATTTTGAAAAGTATTCTGAGCGTGAAGGATTCACCAATAAGCGAAATTTAATACAACAGAACTACAACGACTTATTAGAAAGAATGAAAGAGTTTTATAATACTAAAAATCAAGACCGTAATTATGTTATTCAACCGGGTTACGTTGATTATGATTACGACCCAAATAAATGACCACCAGTTGGACTGAAAGAACAGAACCATCAGCTACCTCTTATACTATAAGGACTAAACCATCTACCACCTGGGATATGCATGATTCCATTGAAAAAATATGGGCTAAAATGGATGATACTTGGGCTTCTACTGAAGATACTTGGGCACAATTAGGATTAACAACTTATACAACTAGAACAAAACCATAATATGAATACTGGAAGGACACATTTTAAAAAGGGAATGGTTCCTTGGAATAAGGGTAAAATTGGTATTATGCCAACTGCATGGAATAAAAAAGATAAGATTGAAATAAGGTGTCACTGTTGTTCTAGGTTATTTTATGTTTCACCATGTAGAAGCAATAGTGCAAAATTTTGTTCTCGTTCTTGCCACGCCAAAATAAAATTTAAGGGCAATAAAATAAACTTAGGAAGAGTAAAATCACCCGAATGGATTGAAAGAATGAAAAAATGGTGCGTATTTTATGGAGAAAAAAATCCAAAATGGAAGGGTGGTATATCAAAAAATAATCCATATAAACACTATAAAAATTCTTTATATAAAAAATGGAGAAAAAATATTTTTATAAGGGATGATTATACTTGTAAAAAATGTAATAAACGTGGTGTAGAACTGCATCCACATCACATTAAATCATATACTAAATTTCCAGATTTGAGGTATGACGAAAACAACGGAATAACTCTTTGTGTTCCTTGTCATAGACATCTTCACTTTGGACACTAAACATATTTCTACTTTAACCACAATTTTGGAATCAGACAAAATATCTGATAGCCGAGCAGTAATCAATACAAACTTCTCAAACCTTAATACAGATAAGGAGGAGGTTTCTAATAAGGACACCAATACTTCTCTTGGAACTTCTGATACAAAATACCCTTCTCAAAATGCTGTTAAGGCTTATGTAGATGAAAATAAAGGTGGAGGAATGAATAACCTCATTAAAAACGGAAACTTCATCAATAACTCTACTAATGGTTATGGAGGAACTCCCGATGACTGGACTTCTTCTAATGCCAATCCAGTGCAAGGCGGATTTCCTTCAATGACCAAACAAGAACTTATTGACCTTTTAGGAATTACTGATGAAGATATTGAAGGACTTTGGAATTTAAATGAAGCCAGTGGAGATGCGATTGACCTTTCAAGTAATGGATATGATTTAACAGATACAAATACCGTTGGGGCTTCCGAAGACGGTTTAATGGGTAAAGCGAGAGATTTTGAAGCAGATAATTCTGAATATTTTCAAATCGCTAATGCGTCATCTCCAAACCTTGATATAGCAGGGAATTCTACATTTTTCGCATTTGTTAAACCAGAATCACTTTCTGAATCATCTGTTGTTTCAAAACGAATAACAGGTCACGCCAAAGATTTGAAAATATATGCTACTGGAAAGTTTGCATATATTCATAATGGAACAAGCATAGGTCAAGTCATTTCAGATATTACCCCCGAAGTTGGTAAATGGTATTTAATAGTTGGAATTACAGATGTTTCAAATACAAAACTGAAAATATGGGTAAATGGAATTAAGAAAGAATCTGCCTATACTGGAACAGCAGATACTTCAATCGCTTCTCCATTTACAATCGGACGACTTGGAGATTTTGACGGACAGTATTTTGATGGTCTTATCCAAAATGCTGGCGTTCTTTCAGTTGCCCTAACTGATTCACAAGTAAAAAAACTTTTCGCCGCTACTTCATATCGGGGAATGAAAATAAGACGAGCCACGGACAACGCTTCACTTACTCAAGCCTTGCCCGAAGATTTGGTTGAAAGACTGCGAGGCAAAGATATTTCAATCGTTGCAAAAGCCTATCAAACAGTCGCTTCCACAATGCAAGTTTCTATCAATGACGGAACGGAAACAGCTTCGGAAACCAACACCACAGTAGACGCTTGGCAAAATATCGGAGTGACGAAAACTATTTCAGACACCGCTCAATCAATCACGCTGGCTCTTAAACACTCCACAACTGACGGCAACACTTGGTTCAAAGAAGTTTCAGTCTATGAAGGCTCAAGTCTTGTTTATGTGTGGTATCCAAGTTATGATGATATAGCGAGATTTCCGAGACTTTTGAAGATGGATATTCCAGCAATTATTTCAGGCTATCAATTTGAAGAAAAAAAGTGGTTTGATTGGACACCCATTTTATCATATTACGGTTCTATGACTGCTTCATCTGTAACTATACAAAAAGCGAAATTTTTTATTGATGGAAAATATGCAAATGCTGAATTATCAGTAGACCAGACATTTGGAGGAACTTTAAGTTTTTCTTGGTATGCATCTTCGCCTTTCTCAAAATCATCTTCTGAATTAAATGATACTCCTAATGTTGGATATTTTCTATTTAATAATTCAGTTCAAGATATTGGTATTTGTAGGTTTAATACTCTTGGATTTCAATTTATGAAAAGAGATGCTTCTAATTTTCATAACTCCGCATCAACTACTCGTGCGAGTTTAGTTTCAATTTTATTGGATTAACTACGAAATAGACTAATATATACATAAGACTTTTATCTAATCTTAAACTAAACATATATGGCGAAGACATTTGGAGATTGGTACAAGGGCGAGGGAAAATCCAAGTACGACCAAAACGGCTTTGATGACACCTCAAATATAGATGTACATACAGAAATTGGTTCTGCTCGGTGCCAATATGCGTTGGCGTCTGAATCTACCACTCCCAATGAAGCCTGTGTGTCAGCCATAGTTCCAGACGGAACGGTTTACTTTTTCTCTACCACTACTGGAAAGATTTGGAGTAGGACTACGGCTGGAGTTTATGCTCTTGCTAAAACCAATACTAACACCGCCCATAGGGGAGCAAGATACTTCAATGGCAAACTCTATTACTGGACAGCCACTAAAATCGGACATTATGACCTAGCTTCAACTTGGACAGATACCTGGCAGACACTTTCAAATTCAAATGGTAGGGGTTCAGCCATCCTCAACCTTTCATTATTCATCGCTGATGGTAACGATATTTCTGCTGTAGATTCGTCAGGAACTTGGTCGCAATCAGCCCTAGACTTGGAAACCAACTGGATAGCCACTGACCTGGTAGCGGTAGGAACTGACCTTTTAATTGGCACGGTAAACTCAACCAATAACGGCAAATGCAAAGTCTTTCTTTGGGATACCTATTCTCCCAGTTGGACTACCGAAGATGATGTCTATGAATCAGGGATAAATTCGTTCATTGAAACTGACAACATTATTTTTGCCCAATGTGGAGCGTCAGGAAATCTTTATTACTGGACAGGAACTAGAATGGAACGCTTTGGAAAGATTCGGGGCATCACAACCACCAACACAGCTACGGCTCATGCTTTAAAAACAAACCTTAATGGTAAGACGTTAATCGCCAACTCAACCAAAGTTTATTCAATCCATCGTGAAGACAAAGATATGGGATTCGCTATTGCCTGCGAATATACCTGCACCACAGGCACAATTTCATCAATAATATCCCAAGGTTCTCAACTTTTGGTTTCTACCGGTTCAAACATAGACAAAATCGGGGCTAACTACGCCACAGCGACCATAGACACTCCAGAATCACAGGGAAAATACCAAGGCGTGGTGGTTCAATATGATTCATTGCCAGCAGGAACTTCTATTGGGATAGGAACAAAAGTAGATTCAGCAACTTCATTTACTACTCAAACCACCATTACGGATACAATTAGAAAGATAGTCTATTTTGACGGTTCTCTAGGTAATGTTAATTGGCTCCAAGCCCAGATTACTCTTACCCCAGCTACTACCTCAACACCAATAATTAAAGCTATTAAAATAATCTAATGGAATTTAACACTGTAGAAAATCCACTTCAAGAACAACCTTTTAATATAGAACAGGTTGGTGGTGAGTATTTTTCTAATGTTAAAAGAATACGTTCTGGTGATGGAAGTTTTTTAATAGCTAATGGAAAAATAGAACTAAGAGATTCTAGTGGAAATATAATAGTTTTAATTGATGCAAATGGCTAAGGTTAAAATATTGAAATCCGGAGAAACTGATATTAAAAGCACAGATATTTGGAGATTTTCTTTTCATTCAGACTATCCTACATTTAAAATTTCAGAAGCAAAAACAGATACTATCCACTTATTAGCTGGTAATGATACTGCTTATGTAGATATAACTCACGGGCTAGGATATAATCCAATATTTTTCTGTTATGTTTTAAAAGGAACTAAGGCATATCAAGTTCCTTATAATATGGCTACTGATATAACTATCACTGGAGAAAGTGGACCAACTGAAGTTTGGTTAAACAACGAACTTATAGACGCAAATACATTAAGAGTTGGGGTATATATTCCTTATGATTACGCTGATGGAAATGAAGATTTTACGGTTAATGTTTTATTTATGTTAGATGAATTTTAGTTTATGGGCGGAGTATTTAAAATAGCAAAATCTGGAGGAAATGCTTTGACTGACGCAGAAAAAGATTTAGTTTTTACCAGTGAAAGAAGTTGTATTATGGAAATGTTTTCAGGTTATGTTGATGTAGTTACCAATGAAATTGGTATAGGAACTGGAAGTTTTACTCATAATTTAGGATATAGACCAGCATATTATTGTTTTGTTAGAGACCCTGACGCTACTGGCAATTGGTATCCACTACACGATGGAAATATGGGATTGATAGCTAATGTTGATACGACAAAGATTTATTTTAGTATAGATAAAGAAGAAAATAAGACATATAAAGTTTATTATTCAATTTGGGGAAATCAACAAGATAATGATACCGGAACAGGAAATTCTAATGTAAGTGGAAATTTAAGAGTTGCAAAATCAGGATATGATGCCTTAACTGAAACAGATGCTAGAAATATGCAATTCTTTAGCGGTAAAAATACATTTAAGGTTGATTCTGCATTATCAGGAAGCCATACAGAAAATAATATAGCTACTGATGATGTAACGATAATAACAATTGCACATAATTTAGGATATGTTCCATACGCATTTGTTCTATGTTCTACATTCGGACATATGCTACCAGATTCAACATTTGTTTTTCCATCATTCAGTTATTATGTAAATTCAACCAATTTGGTGATAGAAATAGTAGATTTTTCAGAAGCTCCAACATATAATGCAACATTCAAGTATAAAATTTTAAGAGATAAGATAGCCTAAATAGTGGAAGCAATTTCAAAAAATTGTCCAACTAGAAAATAGAAATATCGCAATAGGATAATTCCAACTGCGGTGAATCAGGATGGAATAATGTTTCATAAATTAAAATAATTTTAAAAATAATATGGCAGATACAATAGACCCGCAGTCTGGCAACGTAGTCCACCCAGCGGTTACGGTTCCTAATTTCACGGCAGACCTGAATAATGTTTTCTCAACCTCAAACATCAATCAGTACGCCACCAATCCGACTGCGGCACCGGATGACCTTTTGAACATCCGCAATACCATCTACAACGAACTGGGGATACCCAATCTACAGAAACAATACCAAGACATCTATAAGGGAGTCCTGGGTTATGATTTGACGACAGCCGCTCAACAGCAGGCTATTGAGGGTCAACCCGTATCTATGAATGTAATTCGTGGTTCTCAGGCTCAAGCGGCCAATCAAAGAGCGCTTCAAAGACAGGGGTTGGTAGCTCAAGCTGATGTGGCTCAAAGTGCTCTTCAGGCGGCTCTGGGCGAAGCTGGGGTGCAATATGGAATAAGGGCTAACGAAGTTGAACAGAAACGCAACCTGATTCTCCAATATCCTGGAGCCAAGATTACCTTTGGTGATTCAATGGATTCTATAGTTGGCAAACTAAACACCTACCAGAAACAGGAAGAAAAAGACGCTTATAAAAAGGAACTTAAGAAAATGGCTATGTCACTGGGAGTCAAAACTTCAGGAAACACCAAGGCCCTAGAGAAACGGATAAGCAAAGTTAATAAGAATGCCAGAAAGCAAGCCGAAGAAGAAGCTAATCTGAAACTGGAAGCTATGCGGTGGGATATCGCCAATACCAAAAGTACCATAGCTAATCGAGGTGCATCCAGTGGGTTAGATGCAATATCTCAGCAAATTAAACAACAACAACTTGAAGCTCTTAAATATGAAAATTCACCAGAATATAGAGATTCCATAAGGAAAGCAGCTGAAACAGATAGAAATATTAAAGAACAACAATTAAGGGCACTGGAAACAGAGAATAAAGCAATCCAGGATTCTATAAGCAATGTAAGTGATTTTAAGTGGAATAATCCATTTACTTGGTAATATGGGAATATTGTCTAAAATAGGAGAATACTTTAAACCAACTAAAAAAGTCAGAGTCAGGGATGTTGTGCGTGAAGCTGGATATTTGATTCCGATGGTAAAATATTTCGGAGAAGGAGGTTCTTTAAAAAGTTTTCCAGGAGAAGCTTTAAAAAATTTTAAAAACGCTTATCTTGACCCACCCAACTTAGACCCCTATGAAAATGATGTCCAAAGACTTCTTAAAGAACAAATTAAGAAGATTTCTTTAGAAATGAAAAATGAGCAGACTGGTCTTTTTGGGGTTAAAAATAAGGATAGTTATGACCGATTAAGGTCAATGTCCATTGATTTAAGCAATCAGTATATGGAAGCAGGGACTCCAGAATTTCATAAATTCCTAGCTTCGGAAAAGATAAACAGGGCACTGGCTTTTGAGGGAACAGCTTCAATGGAAAAATCAGCAGCCTCTAAATT